TTTTGGGTCTTTTGTTGTCATTATCCTAGTGATATACTATAAATATAAAGATTGAGGCCAAGATTGGCAATAAGCGTTAAGGTAGGAATAGAGATATATAAGTCATGTCAAAATTTTTAATTGGAATGTTTATCAAGTTTGGTAAATCAGAATCTTTGCGTAAAGCAGCATTGTCATTGCTTAAAGCTATGGTGGCAAAAACTGATAATGATGTAGATGATGCAATCGTCAAAATGATTGAAGAAAAATTATTTCCTGTCAAATGAAAGTTACTAAATTTCTCAACATAGATATTGAACCAGCACCTCCTGAATTGGAACTTCAAATTGAAATGCAATGTAGAGAAATTATGCAGAGTAATGATCTAGATAATATAAAAAGATACTGTACTCATCTTGTCAGAAAAAAATTTGATCAAGATATATTTATGGCTTCATTATTGAACAGACTTATAGAATTAGAGGCAAATCGTGTTGTAGTGGAAATGAGAAAACAAAAAAGAAAACCAATGAATCCTATTGCAAAGTTTTTTCGTACTCGTTAATTTCTTCATCAGTAAAATCTCTAATTAATAGATTATCAATTTTATCAACTTCATAATTAAACTTAAGGACAGCAGTTCTTATATGTTCTGTAACCCAACGGCCTTGATCATAAATTACCTGTGCTTTGCCGTTGTCTTTTATAAAAACATAATGATCCTGTCCTTTCATTTGTATTTCTAAAAAGTTTTTTTCTAAGTTTTTACGTCTTATTTCTTTAAGTTTGCGTAACTTAGCTATAGATTTTCTAACTGGTTTCATTCTTTAAATATAAGGCATAGTATAAAACATATGCCTTTTGTTAATAATTTTAAAACAGACCTTGTGAGTTAGAAACACCCT